CTTCTCTCGCTCCCACGCCGCTTTTCCGCGCAGGGCAACGGTCATGCCGTCGGCGTCCACCAGCACATCGGCCTCTGTCGCCCGCGCCAGGCGCGTCGCCTCCCGTTGCAGCGTCGCCGATACACTCCCCACCAAATCAAGCCGTTGCATCCGTGCGTGCAGTTCGGAAACGCTCACTTGTGCTCCTTCCAACGCATGGTGGCGACATCGAACTCGCCGCCATCCAGTGTTCCCAGAGCCACGACCCACGCCAGCCGTTCCTCGACGGAAAGGCTGAACGCCACGTCGAAAGGCACCCCGTTCCGGATCAGGTAAAGGCAATCCACCAGATCGGGGTGCCCGATCAGTTTCCCACCACGTCCGCCACTTGCGTCTCCGACGCGGGTGTCTCCGCCAGGGCCGCCGCCACTGCCGCTATCCCCTCGTCCCCCAGCCGCGAGACCATGGCCTCGATCTGAGCCTCGTTGGCTGGCGCAGGCACGGGTACATCGTCGATCATGCTCACGCTGGCGGCCAAGACGGCCATGCCCAGCCAGAGCTGGTTCTGCGCCAACGCCGGCCCGGCCGCCTTGAACAACCGCAGTTTGTCCAGCGCGGTCAGCCGCCGCAGCGCAAGCCGGCGCCCGCTGGTGTCGGTCACGGTCGGCGCCGACTGCGCCGCCGCGATCAGACGAGACGAAGGCGTATCCATCAGACGCGCAGCCGCTGGCTGGCGAAAAATTCCAACCGTTGCTTCACGCTGGCGTCTCCCCTCCAGGTTCCGGCCTGCGTCAGTTTGAACACGACGTTGCTATACTGGTAGGTCGAGGTCGATCCATCCGGCTCCGCCACGTACTGGTAAAGCGTACCGGCACCCACGTTCTGGCCGTTGATGAAGTTGGCCTCCATCGAGGCGATAAAGTCATCCACGGTAGAGTCACCGCGCTCCAACTCAAAGTATCCCTCCCAGCCCTTCGGCAACTCGGCGCCGAGCGCCACGCCGTCGATACAATCGACCCTGACCGGCGCGGTAAGCTGGCGGCTCTCGAATCCTGTTACATACGTCAGGTCGATGCGGCCCGTCGGCGCCATCACGACCAGTGAGCAGTCGCGACCGATGGAAAACGTGTTGGCAGGCACTGGCAACCCTCCTTACGATGCGGCCACGCCGGTGGGCAGAACCTGACTCTGCACCTGTACCGTCTGTCCGCCCTCGATGTTGACGATGAACTTCTCGTTGATTGCCTGATACTGAATCTGCGCGTCCGATTGCACGTATCCCAGCCCGGTGCGGCTCGGCGGATTGTTGGATGTATCGCAGATCACGCTGAACGGCAGGCTTCCGTCAACACTTCCCAGCAACCCCTGTGACAACATGTTTTGCAGGAAGCTCAGCTGCGTGGCGCGGATTTTTCGGAACAAGCTGGCATTGACAACCTGCCCGACATACGCCCCCATCCCGGAGGCCAGCGTCGCGGCGATATAGTTGGTCAGCCGGGTATAGTTGTCGCCATTGGTGCCCGAGTTGGACGAGGTGTTGTGCCCGCCCCGCACGCCCCAGTAGGACCCGCCCGGCTGTGGGTTGCTGATCACATCGATGCCCGCCTGCAGCAACACCGAGAGTTCGGCCGCGGAATAGCTGGTGCTCTGGCTGCTGGAAGGCGTGCCCGACATCTGACTGCCGACAACGCCATAGATCTGCTTGTTCAGGCTGCTCTGCTCGGGGCTCAGATTGGCAAGCCTGCCGGCGACGAAACCCTGTGGACTCACCACCCGCGTGACAGCGTTGACCTGGTCATTCCACCAGATCCAGTCGCCGAACATCAGCTTGCAGGCGTAGCAGTCGAGCCCGGCCGACATCTTCGTTGCCACCGCGCTGGTAATGCCGTCGCCAGCCGGGCCAGTCAGGATCATGTAGATACCTTCGGCCAGCCCGAACTCGGCCTGCACGGTCCACTGCGACGCATCATCCCCATCCGCCAGCACGCCGATGCCGCAGCCCTGGCTCCGCAAGGCATACATGCCGGTGCGAGGAATGGTGTCGACCCCGACCAGGTTCACCGCCGTCACGCTGGCAGCACCGTCCGTACCCTGCGGGCCTGTTGCGAACGGCCAACTGAACGCGACGGGCGTCGTTGAACTGCCACCGGCATTCGCCACGACGATCTGGCTGGCACCCCGCTGCACGCCCTGGCCATTGTTCACAGCGTTGGCGAGTGCTGCCCAGAAGGCGGCGCCGGTCCCGCCGATGTTGTCGAACACCTCCGGCGCCAATCCCGGCAGCGACACGGTTAGCCGCCACGTGTTGGCTTGGCTGCCGGTAGCCAGAGTTACCGTTATGCTGTTGCCGACGCTGCCAGAGTAAAGTGCCGTGAACAGAAAGTTCGTGTTCGGCACGCTGAACTGAGCGGCGGTGTCGGTACCGTCAGTGACACGTACGCACCGAAAGTTCTGGGCACCCTGCTGGATCGCGGTCGCCACCTGCGTTCCCATGTCGTACTTGCGCGCGATGATCGGGCCGAAGTTGGCCGCGTAATCTGCCATCGTCGCGACGATCACCGGCTGTCCGACGGGTCCCCAACTCGCGCTGCCGACGACTCCCACCACGTCGGTCGGAACGCCATTCAACAGAAGGTTCTGCGGCGGCACGATCTGCACATACAGATCGGGAACAACCAGCGCCGTGGTATTGATGCTGCCTTGCTGGACAATGGGCATCAGATCAGCTCCCTTTCTGTGGCGAGGTCTGTGGCGGCGCCGTCACCCGAACCACGTTCGCGACACTTTCACCTGCCAACACGTTCGCGATCGTAGCGGTATCGGTGATCATATCGCCCTTGTTGTACGTGCCGAACGGACGTACGATTACCAGTTGCACGCTCATTGGAGAATTCCTCGATCAGACCATGCGGTTCGCAATGGCGTCGGCGCCAGCCGACGAAAGCTGAATTTCTCCCACGACCATCCGTGGCTGGTTCGCTGTAACGAGCGTGGGATATTCGACGGTGTAGATCAGGTCGCGGCGAAACAGTGCCGCGCTTTCGCTGCGGTCGGTCACCTCTGATGCGGCGAAGCGCAACCGTCCACTGCTGCCGTCCGGCAGCGCCAGGAACGTGGTTGCTGCCAACGTCGTATCGATCGCTACCGCGACGCGGTCGCGGCTATCCGGGTCAGGGCTCCAGCAGGTAACGCGGAATCGCTGCTTTTGCCGCTTCACTTCCCGTCGTACGGATTGATCGGCGAATACGCGCCCCTCCAGGCGACGCACCAGCGGCACGACCACTGTGGTTCCCTGCAGCAGTGCCGTGCGCACCGTCCGAAGTTGCGCCGCGAGTATCGCTGCCACCATCGCCGGCGTATCGCCTGTCTGCGTACGATGAACCACCGCCAGCCCGTCCGCGATCAGACCCGCGATCTGCCCGGGCGCCGCATCGCCAGCGAACGTCGCTGTATTCCCCGATACGGTCACCACAAGGGTCGGCCTCTGCGGCACGTCGACCTGGGTATCATCCAGCCAACGCGTCGTGTTTTCCTGCGCTGCGGATTCGGGATAGATCGTCACGTTGACCACCCCGGCCGCGAGGTCGGCATCCAACGCCGCCGCCCCCGGCCATCCGCGATAAACGCGCACCGTGCCGCCAGTCACGCTTGGCTGTACAGTGCCGTCCGGATACAGCGCCTGTGCAATGGTCTGTACCAGCGATGCTTCCACGTCTGATTGATCGGCCATCAGTTTTCTGCCTGTTTAACCGTCAGCCGCCAGCCAAGCGCGGAAAGGTCCGCCGTCGTAACCACACCGCTTCGTCCGAGATCGTCCTCCAGCAAATCGCCCGCGCGCAGGGCGGGGATCGGCGCCAGCGGCAGCCAAACCGACCACCTCGCCAATCCCGCGTCGGCCGGCAGGTCGGTCCGACCTACTGTTTCACCCGGAGTCACGACACTGACCGGCCAACGCGTCAGTAGCGGAATAGCGTCGCGCCGCAGCACGCCGCCGTAGCCGTTGACCCCGGCCGCCGCCGGTGCACCTGGCCGCCTGATGCTCACCACGCGGTTGCCGCAGATACACAGCACCGGCTGAAATGGCTCCTGCGCGATAACGAAGAAGCGGTAATCTCCATTGCTGAGATAGTCGCCCGGGCGTGTGTAGGCCGCATCGAACACCCCCTGCCACACCCGGTGTCCGTGGCTGACGTCCTGGGTCTCGCGCTGCGGCAGAAAGCTTGCGGGCAGACGAAGAAAGCGATTCGCGGAGTCAAGCGGATCGGTGGCGCCCCGCGGCCGGTAGGCGTCACACCAGGCGCCCAGGCCACGCGCAGCCACCCCGAGGCCGCGGTGCAGCGCGTCCTGGATCCGGTCCGACCGCGTCATACTATCACCCTCACTCCCCCGTCGCCCAACTCGGGCCCGGGCGGCAGACCGAGAAAGCCGCACAGCCGCCGCCGCCAGTCATCGAACAAGTGCATCCGCTCACCCACTTCGCCGGCATTGCGCGTCCATACGGCAGCGCGCTCGGTGTCGAGGTTTACCGCCGCTTCTGGAATTGCTCTTTCCAGCACTCCAAGAGTGGCGAGATACTGCCGGACGACCGCCTCCTCGGAACCGCTCAGGTGCTGCAGGCGGAACTCCATCAGGCCGTACACCTGGTAGAACCGCCAACCCTGAAATCCGGAAGTGCCGGAGCCGTATGCCGGATATCCGCAATACCGTCGCACGTCCGTGCGCTCGGCTTCCGAGAACGCCATGAGGCTGCTCCTGGGAATTCTTCAGCGCGTCCTGTCGCCCGACGCCAGCTTGCGCCTCGCTGGATGACCTCGGGCGACGTTCACGCCCTCCGACGCCGATGCCGGGAGCGCCTCGGCGCCCCCGGCGGCGCGCTCAGCCGATGTGCTCGATCATCACCGCCCGTTTGAATGCGGAATTGGTGGCGGTCGGTATCGTCGTCGGATTGGTTGTCACGTCGCTCGGCGTGCAGAAACCGCCGATCCAGTACCAGCTCTGGGCGATGATCTGCTGCAACCGGTCGATCGGCTCGCGCGTCACCATGCACACGCCGTCCACCAGCGACACGATCGCGTCCTTCGGCGCCACGTCGGCCTCCGCCATGCCTTCGAAGTCACCTTCGATCAGCGCGCCCTGGCCACAGATAATGGGACGACGGATGACCGCGCCGCTGATGGTGGGGTGCGGCTGCACATACGCTTCGTTGGTCGGCACAAAGCGCAGGCCGAGGAAGTCGTTCACCATGCCGCGCTTGAACACCTGGTTGGCCGAGGTCGCGCCGAAGAACAACTGACGGAAATCATTGTCCGCGAACAACTGGCGGGACGAAATCGGATCGAGGTAGCAGTTGTACGCCCCGTCGATCTCCGGCACCGCATTCAGTCGCAGCGTCGCCACGGCGTTCAGCAGCGTCCCCATGGTCAGCGTGTCCGCTGCCTGCAACAGCGCGGTGTTGGCTTCGTTGTTGGGCCGCGCGATGGCACTGGCGGTCGCCGCGGTCACCGTGTTGCCAGCGGCACCGTCCGCAACGGAAACCGAGGAGCCGAACGTCAACACACCGGAAATCCCGCCCGGCGCGGTGGAAACGTTGTTTAGGTCCACGCTGACGCCCACCAGCGTGTAGGCGTTGCTGCCCACGGTAACTGTCAGGTCGGCGGCCGCTCCGACGGAGGTCTGCACGCCGTTCACGAATACGGTCTGGAAGCCGCGCACGTCGTCCACGGGCAGCGCCGGGCCGGCCACGGTAAGGCTGCTGCGCAAACGGGTGTTGCCGCCGAAATACGCCGCGAACAGCGCGTTACGCGCCAGCTCGTCCAGGCTGCGCGCCGCCTGTTCGCCGTTGATGGCCGCATTCAGCAGGAACTGGCTGGCGATCCCTACCCTGCTCGTGACCATATTCAGGTCGGTGGTGGCGGCGTAGCTGTTCAGCGTGATCGTGTACTGCTCGACGCTGAAGGACTGCGGCGTAAGCCCGTTGTCGAGGTTGGTGTTGGTGGCCGGCGCCAGCGGCGTCGTCACGGACGGCTTGAGCCCGGCGCGCGTCTTGGTCAGCGTCTCGCCGATGCCCACCGCAAACATTTCGCGGTCGGCGCAGGCACGGTAGCCCAGCCGGCTGTTCAGCGCCTGCTGGAACTCACGTTCCAAGAAGCCCTGCTGGATGACCGGCTGTAGTGCGAGTGGAAAGTTCTGAATGCCCATGTAGACCCTCGGATTGTGCGACCTCCGGACGACGCTCGCCGGAAGGCTGGTGATTGTCTCGCTTCAAGAGCGGGTCCGAACGCGGTATCACTTCGTCCGCGCTTGCGTCCTTTGGTCCCGCTTCGTCCGCGCCGACCTATGCCCTTATCGCCGTTTCAGCAGATCGGCCCGTGCCGACCGCCATTCTTCGTAACTCATCTGCGTAGCCAGCTTGGCGCTCGGCGGGCGCGAAGGCGGCGGCGCGGCCGAGGAAGAGGAGGACGCCCCCCCGAACAGCCACGGCTTCGATCGTCGCAACTGCATCATCAGTGCGGCGCCGCCTTCCAACTCGCCCGCTTCATTCAAACTCACCGTGCCGGCGTCGATCAGCTTCAGCCCGTCAAGATCCACCATGCCGGCCCGTACGGCCTCGGCTTTCAACTCGGCGTGGATCAGGCGGGTCTGATTCTGGGCCTCTACCTCGGCCAGCCTGAGTTCCAGCGCCGCTGCCCGCTCGGCGGCATCCTCGGTGGTTGCGTCGGTCATGCACGTCTCCACTCAAACGATAAGCGAGCCGACCCCCAATGCAGGGTCGGCTTTGTGGCAATCGACAAATTGTCTGGATGTTCGGCTGCGGGTCGGACTAGCTGGTCTGTCGTGACTCGTCGCCATGGCCGACGGCCGCCAACGTGGCACTTTCCGCCGCAATGCGTGCCAGCTCGGTCGGGACCGCGTCAATTCCGTACACGTCGGCAATCGACTTCACGGCCGTCTCGCGCGAGATGAACCCGCTCGACTGCAGTACGCGCAGACTATTCGCATCACGCTGACGATCCTCGGCCGTAGGAGCATACCAGCGCGGCCAGATCAGGCTTAGTCGCGCCTGCGGCAACGGCGTCACCGTGTCGCCACGCACACGCAAGGCAAACAGCTCCGAGGCACGCAGAACCATGCGAGCCAACTTCAGCAGTCCGTCGCCGTAACTCACTCGCAGATTGTCGGCCAGCCAGATCAGGCCCTGGTTCATCATCTCCAGCGCCCGTCCGCTCTGCGCGGTCGTCAGACGATCGGCCGAAGCACGGTTGCCATGCACGCCTTCGAGCGCGAACTCGCGCAACGCGCGCACGTACTCGATCACTGCGGCGGACGCCGTACCATTGATTTCGAGCAGCTTGGCATCACCCTTCTCGCTTACCACCAAGGCGTTGCCGCCGCCGCGAATGATTTCGCCATCGGCGCTCGCCGGCTCGCGGATGAGCAAGGTGGGGTCGGATGAATACTTCAGGCCGCGCCCCGCCTGCGAAAGCTGGTAGTCGATCTCGATGTTGGTTTCCAGCGCGGGACGGAAAGTGCATGCGCCGTCGATGTCGTCGCCGCCTGGGAGATTGCGAATCCACACCATCGGCACGAATCCCATGCCGTGGCGGACGCTGCGCGCTTCGTCCACCTCCGGCGCGGCGCCGGAGCCAACGGGCCACGGCCGGAACCATGTCTCGGCCTGATCGTCCCATTGGCGCATGAACCAGTACTGCGCCTGCGTGTCGGCGACATCGTAGCCCTGCGCGACGAGATCCGCGCCAGGAACCTTGTAGCGTTCGGTCACCAGCAGCAGGCTATCCGGAGCTTGCGGGTCCCATTGCGGCGTCAGGAACTGCGTCTGCAGAACGCGAAAGAACACGCGTCCCCGCAACACGCGCAGCAGCACCGCGACCGACCCGACGCTGCCGCGCAGCGCCGCCTCCAGCATCGCCTGCTTGCCGGCGCCCTCCTGCACGATGTCTGCCAATGTCGTGCGTACGCGCGCATCGGCGCAGTCGATGGTCGGAAAATGCCCCTCACTGAACATCAGCGACAGACTGTCGTCCACGATGATGCGTGCCAACGGGTAGCGTACCGACGGACGGCGCTGGCGCAGCGGAATGTATTCGCCTCCGGCGCCGCGTTCCTCGTGAAATTCGTACGGCAGTGCCTCATACAGGCGGCCTTCCAGCACGCGCGTCAGAATGTCCAGTCGCCGCGTCCGCTCCGGGTAGTCAGGATCGGCCGGGATCAGACCGCAGATCGTGTCGAACATCGGTGCTCCCTGCATCGTCGTAGCCAGGCCGCGGCGTCATCTCGCCATCACCGGCACGAACACCCGCCGCGCCGGCGCCGCGGCCTCGCTCAGCATGGTGAAGGCGCGGGCGAGCGCGTCGACCTGGTCGTCCTTGCGCCCTTGCGGAAAGTCGCGTAGTTCGTCGAGGAACGCGCGGTTCCAGCGCGCCCGCAGCAGCGCTAGGTTGCCGGCGTCCACCTGCGAGGCCACCGGCCCGGCGCGGGTCAGCTTCGATCCGCTTTCCGGCCCTGCCGCCACGCGGAATCCAGCCAGCCGCCCGGTCAGCCACGCCACTTGCTGCTTGCCCGCCTGCCCCGGGTCCTGCGGCAGGCCGATGGGCACGCCGTGGCCATCCGCCCGCGCCGTGGCAACAATCGCCGCCTCCACTTCATGCGGGCCACCGCGCAGCCGCACGATGTCGAGCACGATGAATTGGCCGCTATCGTTGCGCGCCAGCTTCAGCCCCACCGTCCAGTCCGGGTCACGCCCGCGGCCGACGGCGGTCGCCGCCAAATCCCATGCACGTACCGTCCGCGTTACGTCAGGCACCGCATCGAGCAGCCCGACGCGACCCGTCTGGAACAGCAGTCCGTCAACCGGCTGCGGGTTCTGCTGATACAGTGCGCTCCACACGCGCGGGCCTACCGCCAGCCGCTTGCGTGCCAGCGCCGCCGCGTCCTCCCACTCCGGCCACAGCGGCGCGCCCGCCGGACGGCCCAGCGGATCGTTCGCCTCGGCCAGCGCCGGCAGGCGGATCACCCGCCATGATGCCTCATCGGTCGCCAGCAGCCGCCCGCCCAGGTCGTCCTCGTGCCAGCGCGTCATCACCAGCACGACCCGACCGCCGGGCTTCAGCCGGGTCAGCAACTCGCTCTGCCACCAGTCCCACAGGCCGTCGCGCAGCGTCGCGCTGTCTGCCTCGGCATGGCTCTTGATCGGGTCGTCCACCAATACGAGGTCCGCCCGCCGGCCGGTAATCGGCCCACGCACGCCAGCGGCGAAATACTGTCCCCCTGCCGTCGTGGAAAAGCGGCCCGCCGCTCGGTCGTCGCGCGTCAGGCCATAACCCAGCACATCGGCGTGCTCGCCCACCAACCGGCGCACGCGGCGACCGAAGTGCCAGGCAAGAGCCTCGGTATGGCATGCGACGATCACCGCGCTCGTCGGATGGCGCAGAAACCACCAGGGCGGAAAGATCACGCTGGCATAGGTGCTCTTGGCGCTGCCCGGCGGCATCAGCAGCATCAGCCGGTCGCAGCCTCCCTCGGCCAGCCCGGTCAGGTCTTTCAGTATCTCCAGATGGTGGCGTGCCGGCACCTGTCCGGACGGAGCCAGCACCGTCCTGGCCCAATCCTGCAACGTCGGCGCCATTGGCACCCCCATAACGCAAAACGGCGCGTTGGGGTGTCCCCCACGCGCCGCTGATCATGGGTGTATCTTTACCCCGAGATGGGGCATGTGGGCAAGGAAAATCTTCCTCGGCCCACATTTTTCCTCCGCGGCCAGCCGGGCCCTCGCGGACGGAAGAAAAATCCACCGCTCCGTTGAATTTCATGCCGTGCCGCAGCAAGCGGTGCCGAGCTAAACTTGCGCGCAAAATCAATTGTTTATGATGATAATCTCCGATCGGACGTGCGCTCTGTGCACAGTCATGGCGCGCCGGTGAACGGCGTCGGGCAATCTCCGATAGGATTGGGGGTTGATCTTTCCTGCATGCCTGGGCTCAATGCGGCGGTTTGATCTAGCCTATTCCGTGCTCGGGTTCGTACCGGGCGCGGTACTTTTGTGGCGACCCAGGCTCGACCTTCCTTAACGGGCCACACGGAGGAAAGGAGATTCGATGATCGCACGCGCCAAGAGGGCTGTTCCCGGCATGGTCGTGTCCATATTACTTGCTGTACCCGCCTTTGCCTTCGCCTCTCCTCTCGATGCCGCATCAATCCAGCCCCGCAAGATCCAACCTCTTAACGAATCTCGTAAGTCCATCGCGTCGGCAAGTGCGCGCCGGCGCCACAGCCGGCATCTGGCGCATGCCGCCAGCCACCCGCACGCGAACCTCGACCGCATCGCCTTCTTCGACGACGCGCCCAGCCGCGACAATGCCTCGGCTGCCGTTGATGGCTGGCCGAAAACCGGCATCGCGTCGTGGTACGGCGGAGGCCGCTGGCATGGCCAGCCTACCAGCAGTGGCGCCATCTATGACGAGAACGCGCTGACCGCCGCGCACGCCACCTTGCCCATTGGCACCCGCGTGCGCGTCGCCCTCACGGGCTCGGACCGCGCCGTCGTGGTCACGATCACCGACCGCCCGGGCACGCGTCGGCGCATTATCGACCTGTCGCGCGGCGCGGCACGTGAACTTGGCATCCTCAGCCGGGGCGTAGCCCTGGTGACGCTGACGCCGCTCTAGGGATTCGCGAGGCGGCCTGCCTCCTCGCGTGCGCGCCGGGGTACGCACGGGTGTTGGGTCGTATTGGCAACAGCCCCGCTTATTCGCTTGTCCGATACGTCGTGGGTACCCCTCGGGGGCACACCATTCGGTGATATCTTGCGTGTTTCAAGATCGCATCCGGACAGTGCTCTGGTCGTCGAACAAGGATGGAATCGAGGCATGCGCATCGCTGCGGTTCGCCTGCTGGCGTTGATTGTCCTGCTGCCAGCCGCTTGCGGGCCCGGATTCGCACCCCGCTTGCGCTACACGGGCCAGCTTACGGGCTGCGGCCCCGCGGCGCCGGCCACGCTCACGCGCAGCGCCGATCGCTTCAGCTTCACGCCGGGGGACGGCGCTCTGGTCATCACGGGCGAGGTCACCGCCGATGGCCGGTTCGCCGGCACGCTGGATGCAGGCCACCCGGGCGCCAGCACCCCGGCCGCCGGCGCCAAGGCAACGGCACATTTCATACTCTCGGTGCACGGTCGCATCGACAATGATACCGCCGAGGCGGTCTACACCACGCCGCGCTGCCAGACGACCCTGCGGCTGACCCGCGTCGGTGCGCCCCCACTCTAACCCGTGCTTGCTGCTTCCAAGACGCACAGATCTACGATTCGTCTCAATAATTCAGAGCGATCGCTGCGCGCCTAGGCCCTGGCGGCCTGCACCGGGCTGTTAGACGCCCACTATCACGTCGGAAGCCTTGACCACCGCGGTTGCCTTCAGTCCGACCTTCAGGCCCAGTTCTTCCGCGGCCTCATTCGTAATTGATGCGGTGAGCACCAAACCAGGAGACACTTCGATCTTCACGTGAGTAGTTGTCGCACCCGGCTTCACCTCGGTGATGGTCCCGGGAATCTGATTACGAGCAGACAGCTTCATCGAACCGTCCTCCTATTGGCGTTATAGCCTGACGTTCCCTCAGGTGTCCATGTATTATGGGCCTGTAGCCGGTCCGTGTGCAAGCAATAGGGCGGAAGCGTGCGGCGTGTTCCGCCACCTTCTGGCCGACGGCCGTTCGCGCGTTCTTCGCGCTGCTCCGAAAGGAGCGCCCTGGGCCAGACTAGTCCGCCGCCGGCCGCCACCCCGCGGCGGCAAGTTCGAAGCCGGCGAACCGGAAGGCCGGCGCGACGACACACGAAACCAGGGTCCAGGCGCCGAGCGAGGCGGCGCTCTGCCAGCAGCGGCGCGGCACGAGAAGCTGCAACGCCTCGCCCGCCACCAGATCCGGACCCAGCCGCGAGTCGGCAACCGTCCGCCCGTCCGCCGACCGACAGAGCAACAGCGGCGCGCCGGCTTGCCAGAGCCACAGTTCGTCGGCGTCCACCCGGTGCCAGTGGCTGACCTCGCCGGCGGCGAGCAGGAACAGAATCGCCGTGCCGGCGCCGCGCGACCCGTCGTCCGGCTGGTCGCGCCAGGTCTCGCGGAAATGCCCGCCCTCGGGATGCGCCCGCAGGTCGAGCGCGCGGACCACCTCAGCGGCCGGCGCGGCGGCGTCGCGCAGGTTCATCGGCACGGCTTCACGCCTTGAACCGGTCTTTGCGGGCGCGCAGCGCCGCCAGGGTCGCCACATCGGGCGCGCGCAGAAACGGGTTCGCGGCCAGTTCGTCGGCCAGCCGGCTGGGCACGCTCGGCCGCCCGGCGCGGCGCAGCGCCCGCACCTGTTCGGCATAGGACCGCAGCGCGGCGTTGTCGGGATCGGCCTCAAGGGCGAAGCGGGCGTTGGCCTCGGTGTATTCATGGCCGCAGCACACCCAGGTGTCGGCGGGCAGCGCCGCCAGCTCGCGCAGGCTCGCGAACAATTGCGCGGCGGTGCCCTCCAGCAGCCGCCCGCAGCCCAGGCTGAACAGCGTGTCGCCGCACAGCAGCACGCCGCCGTCGGCGAAATAATAGGCGACGGCGCCGAGCGTGTGGCCCGGCGTCGCGATCACCCGCGCGGCGCCGCCACCCAGCGCCACCCTCTCGCCGTCGGCCACGGCGCGGTCCAGCTTCGGCAGCCGGAACGCGTCGGCCGCGGCGCCGACCACCGCGGCGCCGTAGCGGGCGCGCACCGCGTCGGTGCCGGCGACGTGGTCGGCATGGTGATGCGTGAGCAGGATGAGATCCAGCCGGCCACCGGCCGCGTCGATC